AGAGATCATTTGGCATGGAAATACTAAGTCATAAAGCGGATGATGTTAATATGGAATTTATTAACAGTGGACGTGCACCTTTATTGTTAGATCATGATATGACTAAGCAAATAGGTGTTATAGAGGATTTCAGACTTGATGAAACAGCTAAAAGGACAATTGCTGTAGTTCGATTTGGTAAAAGTCGACTTGCTTCAGAAGTGTTTGAAGATGTAAAGGATGGTATACGAATGAATATTTCAGTCGGATATCGTGTAAATAAACTAATGAGAATTAAAGACTCTAAAGAGGTTGCATATAGAGCAGCTTGGACACCAATGGAAGTTTCTTCTGTTTCAGTCCCAGCAGATCAAAGCAGACTAGTTGGTGTTGGACGTTCTCAATCTTTCAAGGAGATAAAAATGGAAAACGAAGTCAATTTAGACAACGTAAAAGCTGAATCTGCTGAAGAAGTCAAAGCTGAATTAAAAAGAAACTCACAAGAGATTTATAAGTTAGCTGAAAGACATAATCAGAAAGACTTAGCTGCAAAAGCAATTGCTGAACACAAAACTATTGAAGAATTTAGAGGTGAATTACTAGAAACTATTGCTAGTCAACCACTAGAAACTCCAAAAGATATTGGATTAAGCAAAAAAGAAATGAAGAGATTTAGCTTAGTAAGAGGAATTAATGCACTAGCTAACCCTTCAGATAGAGCTGCTCAAAGAGCTGCAGAATTTGAATTTGAATGTTCAGCTGCTGCTTCTGAAGCATATGGTAGAAACTCTCAGGGTCTTATGTTACCACCTGAAGTATTAAGAGATTGGAATCAAAGAGATTTGAATACAACTGATGATGCTGGTGCGGTAGGTCAAGACTTTAGGGGTGGAGACTTCATTGATGCATTAAGAAACTCTTCATCAGTAATGTCAGCAGGTGCTACATTATTAAGAGGATTACAAGGCGATGTTAAAATACCTAAGAAAACTGGTACTTCAACTGCAGCTTTCGTATCAAGCGAAGGAACTGCTGTTGCTGAGTCAGAAATGGCTATTGGCAGTGTCACAATGTCACCTAAGACTTTAGGTTGTTTTACAGATGTCACTAGACAGCTTTTAACACAAAGTTCTTTAGACGTTGAGAATCTTATCAGAAATGACATAGCACAAAGCATGGCTTTAGCTATTGATTCAGGTGCTTTAGAGGGTTCAGGCTCTTCAGGCAACCCAACAGGTATTAAAAATACTTCAGGTATTAATACTGTAACATTCTCTGCTGCTAACCCAACTTGGGCTGAAACAGTAAATATGGAAAGCCAAGTAGCGGTTGATAATGCTCTACTAGGTAACCTATCTTACATTATGAGAGCTGATAACTATGGTTCATTAAAAACAACTGAAAAAGCTACAGGCACAGCTCAGTTTGTTGTAGATAGAGATGGAAGAATTAACAACTATGGTGTTGTTGTTTCTAACCAACCTACTGCTGGTGATCATTACTTTGGTAACTTCTCAGACCTATTGATTGGATTCTTTGGTGGTCTTGACATAATTGTTGACCCATACACAAATTCTTCTTCAGGTACTGTAAGAGTTGTTGGAATTCAGATGATAGATGTTGCTGTAAGAAATGCAGTATCATTCTGTTTAGGTAATGACGGATAATTTTTAATGGTTTTAACCACTAAAAACGGTGGGGTGAAAGACCCCACCACTACTAATATGCATAAATATTTAATATTGAGAGACACAATAGCTAACAAACAAAGAGTTAGTGCTGGTGATGTTGTTGAATTAGATCAAGCTCAAGGTTTTGATCTTGTAGCTAATAAAAAAGCAGAACTATACAAAGAAAAGCCAAAAGCAAAGAAAACAAATAGAAGTGTTGGTCTTAAAAAATCTGAAACTAAAGCAGTAAAGAAAAGAGCTAAAAAATAATGCCTATTGAGAGTTCAGCAGATTTTAACTCTTATGTTGACCCTAATGCTCATGGGGTGTCTGCTACATTCTTTGAAACACAAACAACTTTATGGGATGCTAGAACAGGACTTATAGACACTTGGTTTGATATAGATACTGGTGATGCTTATTCTATAAATATAATTATTGATCAAGAATACTTTAGTATTGCAACTGGTTCAGTGCCAGTAGATGGCTATCAACCAAGAGCAATTATCAAAGCCACAGATGCACCATATATAAATCATGGTGACAAAATACAAGTAAATGCCATAACTACTAATAATGGCAACACACTTGTACCACAAACATTATTTTTAATTAAAACAGTAATGCCTGATAATACAGGTTTAATTGAGCTAGTTTTAGAGGAACAATAATGTCACAGTATATGTTAGAGACTGAAGAAGATATGTTAGCTTATTTTGATGTTGATTTTGGACATGCTATCAATGCTACTTATATAAGAAGTGGCGTATCTACAGCTATAAAGATTATTTTAAATAGAGAATATGTAGAGCAAGATGCAGGTATTGGTGTTGAAGCCACTAAACCTATTGCATATTGCAGAAGCATAGATGTTCCAAATGTTTCTCAGGGTGATTTGTTAAATGCAAGTGCAACTACAACTGTTGAAGGTGATATATTAAAAGCTGCACAAAACTATACTATAATTGATGTGCAAAAAGACCGTACTGGTTTAACAGCACTAATGTTAGAGGAAGCATAATGGCAAATCATATTAGACAACAAATTAGAGAATATTTTGGTACTAATTTAACTGGTTTATCTACAACTGGTTCTAATGTTTATGAATCAAGAGTCTACCCTATAGAAAACTCAAAATTACCAGCATTAGTTATATATACAAAATCAGAAACATCAGAGCCAATTGTTATAGGTACTGATAGAGTTATGAGTAGAGAATTATCAGTAGTTGTTGAAGGATATGCAAAAGCAACAAGCAATTTTGATGATACTATTGATACAATAAGCAAAGAAGTTGAAGAAGCTATAGCTGCAGATAGAACTTTAGGCGGTTTAGCTAAAGACACATATCTTGAATCAACTGAAATAAGTTTTAACGCGGAAGGTGAGAAGCCATTAGGTTTTGTTTCTCTAGCCTTTATAAGTAATTACTATGTCAAGGAAAAAAATCCTGATGTGGCAGTATAATAGGAGATAATTATGAAATTAATTAGTCCAAATGGTAAAGTTTCAATAATAGCTCATCCTTCAAAAGTTGAGTCATTAAAGAATATGGGTTGGAAGGAAGAAGCAGTCCAGTCGAAAGACAAAATTAAATCTTCTTCTAAGAAAAAGTCGAAAGACGAGGTAAAAGAAAATGGCAACATTTAAAGGAAGCGAAGGTACTGTAAAGGTTGGTACTATTGGCTCTAATGTAGTTGTAGCTGAAATAAAATCATATTCTATTGAAGAATCTGCTGATACTTTAGAAGATACTGCAATGGGCGATTCTGCTAGAACTTATAAGTCATCATTAACTTCTTTCTCAGGAAGTCTGGATGTATTTTGGGATGCTGGTGACACTAATGGTCAAGGTGCTCTAGATATTGGTGCAGAAGTAGTATTAACTTTCTATCCTGAAGGTGCTGATACTGATGATTACTACTATACTGGTTCAGCTATTGTTACTGGTGTTTCAAGAAGTGCATCATTTGATGGATTGGTTGAAGCTAGTGTTTCAGTACAAGGTACTGGTGCATTAACAGAAGCACAAGTATAGAAGTATGAAAATAATAGAAAAGGCTAAAGCTCATTTTGATTCGTTAGAAATCAAAGAGATAGAGATACCTGAATGGAGTGAAGGAGATAAGGTTCTTAAGATATATGCAAAGCCATTGACGTTAGCAGAAATGTCTAAGTTGCAAAGATATGCAAAGGACGATGATGTTGCATTAATGGCTTATTGCTTAATATATAAAGCCTTAGATTCTGAAGGTGAAAAAGTATTTGACCTTTCAGACAAACATGCACTTATGAATGGTGTTGATAAAGATGTACTTGCAAGAGTAGCAACTGAAATCATGTCTAGTCCAAGTGTAGAGGAACAAGCAAAAAAGTAGCAAAGGATAAGGACTTATTTGCTAAATATTATCTAGCTGAAATGTTGCATTGCACATTACAGGAACTAGAAGAAAAAATGACCTTATCTGAGTACACTGGATGGATAGCTTACTTAGAAGAAAAAAATAGGCAAATGAAACATGGCAACTGATTATAAATTTAGAATCACCGCACAGGATAAGACTAAAGGTGCATTTAATTCTGTAAATAAAAACGTCAATAGCACAACAAAGGCTATGAAAAAACTTGCAGGTGCTTTTGCAGGTGTTGTTGCTGTTAGGCAGTTAGTGCAGTTTGGTAAAGAGTCTTTGCAACTTGCAGATGATATTGGCAAGGTTGCTGATAAGTTAGGTGTAACAACAGACTTTTTACAAAGGATGCAATTTGCTGCAGAGCAAACAGGTATAGCTACTAATACTCTAAACATGGGTCTGCAAAGATTTACAAGAAGGGTTGCAGAAGCAAGAAATGGTACTGGTGAAGCAAAAGCAGCTTTAGAACAGTTAGGCATTGCATTAAATGATTCTGAGGGCAATGCTAGATCAATAGAAGATGTTTTAGCAGATGTTTCAGATGGTTTGGCTGCCACTGCTGATAGTGGTGAAAAAGTAAGACTTGCTTTTAAATTCTTTGATTCAGAAGGTGTTGCTTTAGTTTCTACATTGGGTGATGGTGCTGCTGCACTTAAAGCATTAACTGAATCTGCAACAGGTGTAATACCTGAAGATACAATAAGAAAAGCAGAAGAATTTAATGACACGATGAACCGTTTAAAAAGACAAGTTCTAATGCCATTAAGAACTGCTTTTATAAATGTTTCAAATGCAATTTTAGACTTTGCAGAAGCAATGGGTTTAATAAAACCTGACTTATTTGGCAAATCTTTAGAAGAATTGAATTCTGAGTTAACTAAGGAAAATGCACTTTTAAAACAACAAAAAGAAACCTTAGAGAAAATTACCGATATAAGAGCAAGAGTTCCAGCAACAGCACAACGCGATAAAACAAAAGAAAGAATAGAAGATTTAAAAGAAGCAATATCTTTGCAAGAAAATCAATTAAATATACAAAATAAAATAAACAAATCTATTACAGAAACACCAATAGAACCTTTAGAAAAAATTAATGCAATAGTCAAAGAAAACATAACTATAGTTAAATCTTTTGCAGATACAGTAGAAGGTCAATTAACAAATGCATTTACAGATTTCTTTGATTTAACAACTGAAAAATTTGGTGATTTTAAAGAATTAGCTACATCAGTTGCAAGAGCAGTTATAAACGAGCTTATACAAGTATTTATAGTACAAAAAGCAGTAGGTATGGTTAAAGGCACTATAAGTGAAATGGGTAGTATCATAAGTGGTGATTTTGGTAATGCTGTTGATGCTTTAAGTGATTTTGATGGCGGTGGCTTTACTGGTGCTGGTGTTAGAGCAGGTGGTTTAGATGGTAAAGGTGGCTTTATGGCTATGGTTCATCCAAATGAAACTGTTGTAGATCATACAAAAGGTCAATCAGTTGGCAGTGGTGCTACAGTAAACTTCAACATATCAACAGTTGATGCTGCTGGGTTTGACCAGTTACTAACATCAAGAAAAGGACTTATAACATCAATTATTAACAATGCCATGAACACTCAAGGCAAGATGGGGGTCGTATAATGTCAGGACAATTTCCAACAGACCCAAATTTTAGGTCATTAGTATTTACAGATAATAGACCTATACTTTTAAATCAAACATTATCAGGTAAGAAATCAGCAAGACAAATAGGTGCACAATACTTTTCTTTTACAGTACAAATGCCACCATTAGACCAGTTAAAAGCTCAAGAAATATTTGCTTTTCTATCTAAACAAAAAGGTGGCTATGAAAACTTTACTATTGCAGCACCTTTAAACAACAAAGGTGTAAGCCACAGTGAAACTGATATCCTTGTTAACGGTGCAACATCAGCAGGTGCAAGTGCTGTACCAATGGATGGTTTTTCACATACTAATCATGCATTAAGAGCAGGTGACTTAATTAAGTTTGC